TGTTCTTTGAGGTATCCATCGATACCCTCTTTTTGCCTTGAATAGAACTCAGCCTCATCGAATCGATTCTCCTGGATTGCTTGGAGCCTTCGACGGTCAAACTCCTGCGCCATACTTTGCGCTTCTGTAATAGCTTGTTGACTCCTCTGGTCGGCTACTGACCGTTCCTGAGCAAAGTCTTTATAGGCATAATCAGAAGTAAACTTGGCAAGGGCGTTCTGGGCTGCACCCGATAAGGCCCCAGTTCGGGCCGCTGCCCCCCTTTCAATCGCTTTAGTAGCCTCATCCAACCTGAATTGGTATCCCGGGGACTTTTCATAATCTTCTTGTGTGTAATCCTGTCCATGCCTGTACCTCGGGTCTGCATCTAAATAGCTTTGAAAATCAAAAGGGTCTTGTGTCCTAATATCCGTAGTCGGATCTGTAATGCGGCTGTACGCTTCAGTCAAGCGGGGATCATCCCTACTTATAATCTTGTCCTGGGCCTGAAACCTCGGATCTGTGGAATAATCCACCATAGGTTTGTATTCTTCGGTGAATCTAGGGTCACTCTCTAAAACCGTGCGGAGGTAATTAGTATCAAGCCTCGGGTCTGTGATCCCTTCTTCTGGCCTATCTGAATACTTAAAAAACTGAGCCCGGGTATCTTCCCCAAGAGCAGCAATCTGGTTTTGAACCTCACTTGTAGCCCCCTCAGCCTCTACGGGGGGTAATCCTCTTTCTTCTCGAAGCTTGTTGATACTCGCTTGCTGTCGATTGCTTTCATGTTTTTGTTTCTCTGAAGCTAGAAAACCCTCGAAAGCCTCTTGCTCCGCAACGGTCTTTTCACCTTCCCCCTCGAAACTCTTTCGGAGCTGCGATTCCTTTACAGCCCAAGGGGTATCCTCAGCAACACTCTGACCTAACGCATCCAAACGGCTCGACTCTTGAGGGGTGAATTCAGAAAGCCCAAACTCTTTTAGGTTGTTATATAGAGTATCATAGGCAGGTCTACCTATTACCTCAGCTAGAGGCTGTATCAAATCTAAGACCGCCTGATTAGTCTGTTTGCGGGTCTCGTCGGCTTCAATTTCCTGAAACGTGCCATAGATTTGATCTATTAGGGGGTCTAATTGCGCTTCAGGTAAGTATTGCCCCATGTCTTGGGAAACCCAACCTCCTATAGCATCTCGGTCCACCGGCCCGCTAGTCCAAGGGTCCATGCCGATCATGGCCTTGAACTGCCTATCTGGGCCAATCTTGGTTTTCATCTCTTCAGGGAAAAACGCCGTATATTCCCCTATCTGTTTTTCAAGGGCAGCAATACCCTCTGTATCTAAACGTGCCCTTCCTTCTTTATCTGATAGAGCATCTGACTGCTTTATTACATCATTCACTGTAGAAGTAAATACGTCCCGCTTAAACCTGTTTTCAGAAGCATGCTTATCTGTCTGCACTCCAGCCAAGGTCTTGTGGAGATCGCCTCCTTGAATAATGCCCCCTGAAGCTATAGCGTCAGCTATCAAAATATCTTGAGTAGAAGAGGCGTTTTTGAACTCAGGTATAGCATCGGCGAGTTCTTTGAATCTTTTCTGGTAGTCCACTCGCCCATCAGCTTTGGGGTCTTGCCCAAAACTCTTTATATTCTCAGCATATTTACCAGCGTACCCCGCTGCCATGCTCTGAAAAGTCATGTTAGACAAATCGCCCTTCAGAAAAGAACGGGACTGATGATCCGTAGGGAGTTCCCACCTTGAGTCTGTTCCAGGTATTTGGTATCCGCTCGAAGCATTCGTTCGTCTTACTATACTGTCTGGTAAAGAATCAAAAAACTTCTCAGTTATCTTAGGCCCAGTCACCACGGATTGTTCACTAATCTTGCTAATTGCCGAAGACCACGCGGCATCGGTTGTCTGAGTCCCCCCGGAATTCATCTCTGTAAAAATATCATCAGATATGTAGGTTGTAGGTTGCCCCGGGGCGTGCACCTGTTCAAACATTTGTCCTAAATCTTCAATCAAAGGGGTGCTTTCCCCCGTCCCCCCTTGAACTGGGACCGTTTGAACGCCAAACTCCTGCCTAAGAGTACCCGCTACGGGCTCATCCATATACTTCCAAAGAGGATCGTTGGGGGGGATACCTTTTTGCTGCTTGATCCTACTAAGCCCCTGCCCTAGTGTTTTGCTGCCGTAGTGGTCGTTGGGGTGATTCTCGTTAACAAAAGCGGATTGAGGGTCTTGTTTCTCTAATAGCCACCACTTGAACTTGTTCATAAGAGCTGGGTTGGGGGCCCCTTCCGCAGAATTCTGTCTCGCTACACTGAACCCTGTGTCTTCCATGAACATCTGAACTAAAGCACGTTGATCGTTCTCTATTGAAGGGTCTAATTTTGATGGGTCAGATTTTCCCGTCTGCTTATATATCCCCGATTCAGCAAACCCTATATTGCCCTTATCAGGAAGTATCCCCCTTTCAGGGACTTGAACTGGCTGGCGAGTTTCTTCAGGATCTATCTCGGAAAGATCAGAAGTTTTAGGCGCGGTTCCGGTTTCCAATGCGGGGGGTGTGCCCGTGTCTATGACTCCGCCGGTAGGAAGATTACCCTCATTGGCTGGGTCAAAACCCTCAATCTTGCTCATGGTTTTACTGGTATCCCCATACTGCTGGGATATGGCGTTAACATTTTCCTCCCGAGTTTCAAACAAGCGGTTAATGTCTGTAGTATGGGGAGAAACGGGGCGGTAGTACCCTTGTGTACCATCATCTTTTAAATAAGGAACCAATTCCCCGCTTTGAACTTTCGCCTCGATCTCCGGAGCCGTTGGGGGCTGGTACATAGGGTCATCTACATCTACAGAAGGCGTGCCATCCATAGGAGGAAGTTCAGGAGATGGGGTTTCAATACCTAAACGTTTGTTGTGCTCTCGGGCTAAATAATCCCCAAGAGGATCTGGCACATCAAAATCCGGAGGGAGCAATTTCATTTTCCCGTCAGGGCCAAAGGCGAGCGGCCTGTCTATGTTAGACAGCCATCCGTGCTCTTTTGTGTTCAACGCAAGAAAGCCGTTTTGGTCTATATAGGAAGAGTCTTTGGAGAGTTGCGTAGGTATGCCCGTAGTGGGGTGAACTGTAAACAAGTTTCCCGTCGGGTCGGTATATATACCTGGGGTACGTATCCCCTCATTAGACAAACGCGAAGAAACTCGATCACTGGGCGCTCCAGCCTGTCCTCCCGGAACTTGCCCCCTACCAGGCTCACCAAACCCCTCAAATGTAGATTCGGGAGTAGATAGTTGATCCCCATAATAAGAAGGTCTTGTGGTTAAATGAGGTGCCGGGTTGTATATAAAAGACTGAAGCCTGTCATCCTTCATATCAGGGCCAGCCAGGACCTTTTGTTCAAGAGAAGAAAGAGCACGAGAACCTGAATCAAGAAAAGGTTGAAGAGTTTGTTGGCTCTTATCGTATTGAAACTGAAGTTCCGCAAGCTGGCTATCAAATTGCTCTTTAAGTAATTTATTAGCCTCTTGAGTGGCCTTGTAGTCTAACTCTGCCGCATACTGCTGGGCAGCAGCTTGTTGCCCCGCAATAGCTTGAGAAGCATCTGCCTGGGCATCAGAAGACTTTTTACCTAAGACAAGGGAGCCTATACCCAGTACGGCACTAACCGGATCAACTGGTGGTATTATAGACATTAGATTACCTCCACTCCCCCGCCAATGATGGAGCATCCTCCATTTACGGTGCCTTTGGTTACAAGAAAATCCCCCGCCTGTAAGACTAAGCCCTCTACCTCTGTAACCCTTGAAGCGCTTGTACCGCTCACTGATTTCTTAGCTACCAGGTAGTCGTTACCCGTTGACTGCCCCGTAGGGACAATCCAGAATTCTACATCGACTGCACCTGCGGTATTGTTGTAAAGGTTCAGAGCACGAAATACGGTACTCGTGGAAGCCGGGCAGGTATAGAAAGTCTGCTCAGTGTTGGGCACTAAGGAAGGCGCGATGAGTTGTTTAATATTTACTGCCATAAGCCTATCGCCAATAATCTTTCAATATCTTCTGATCGTGCGCTTTGTTCATGTAAAAACCCATCTGACATAATTACTGAAGCCCCGGTGAGCTGGATATCTTCAGCAGCATTTGTCATTTCAGCTACTAACCTATTGTACCATCTTTGCCACTCAGCCTTACCCGGTTCAGCGCGAGAAGGGAAAGGGGGGAATTTAATAGTTGAAGGCATTAGTCCTCCCCTACTTCTAATTCGCCAAAGGCCCCCAGGACAATTGCTCTCATATCATGAGCTACCTGAAGTTTAAAAATGATCTCACGGAATTGGCCTATCCTTCTCCATACCACTCTATTAGTGTACGCACCTGTGGCCCCAATAGATTCACTTTGCACCGGGGAGAAAGTATGCCCTCCATCTTTTGACCAGGAGAGATCTGCTTGAGGATCACCTGCGGCATTGATCCCCTCCTCAAAATCAATCTGGAGTCTGGTCAGGGTAATGCGTTTATCTTCTTCACTGATAACTGGGGTTGTACGGGTTCTCGTAACTACAGCACCGTTTTCTGTGTAAACCGTGGGGGTGAGTTTGTAGACCTTCCCGTTGGTGTAGTCCCCTACATACCAAACCCCGTTCAGCTCCGTACAGAAGGTACCTCGAAAGTGGGTCAGGGAGGGACTTTGCCTCTCGTGCCACATCTGAGTATTCAAATCGTAAACCCACGTTGCCCCTTCAGTCGGAAAAGTTAGTGCGTAAAAGTAGTGCCCATCGATGCTGTAGGTCATCCCCTCAGCATCAGAGATCGTAGAGTATCCTGCGATTGTTTCGTGGAGCGCGTCAGTGCCAATGGGTTGTGCCTGCCACTGGGAGGCCATAACAACCGTGCGATGGTTGGTAAGCCAGAATTTAGAGTCCGCGATTGAAGCAACAGACCAGGGGGCCGCACAGCCATATTCTGTTATACCTCCGCTGATTCTCTCAAAGGGGTAATCCGCATTTCCTGAGTTGTACCAGAATTCGGTAGATTTTGTTCCGGCGATCATCAGTTCTCTTTGATCTGCGATAATGGCCAGAGACTTATCTGGGTTGATCTCAGCGCTTGCGAAATCGAGAGAAGCCCAGGCACTACCATCATAGAGGGTAGATACGTAGACCTTCTGCCCGCCTAACTCAACCCCTACAAAATACCCATCGAGAAACACTACCTGTCGGATTGCCGCTGGGAGTGCTACAGATGAGAAAGTAGATCCTGAGATAACAAACCTGTACCCCGTAGAAGTCCCGTTAGCAACAAAGACTTCAACCCCGTTATGAGCAAGGGATATGGGATCAGTGCCGGGAATTGTCCCCAGCTCTGTCATGGTCCCTGCTTCGGTAATGGAGTAGAGTTTGGTTCCACTGACAGCATAAAGTTTATCGTCGGTGGATATAAGCCCTCGGACTTTAGCCGCTGCTGCCAGGGTGACAAAAGCTTCTAACCCCGGAGTGGGGTAAAGCGCTCCTGCGCTCTTGCCCCCCGGACCTCCTGCCCTGACGTACCAATTGATACACTGCTGGGCATTGAGATTAGGAGTTCTGAGGGCATAAGCCGGGCCTACAAAGTCTATAAGCACTACAGACCCCCAAAGAATCCGGCGCGTGAAACCCCATTTCTCCTACGGTTCTTCAGTTCAAACACTGTCCTTGAGGACACATTCTGCTGGAGCCTCTTCATGTTTCCCTTGAGCCGGTTAGCCTCTTGTACAATAAAAGGATTGATAGGCTTCCCAAACTCAGGGGCAATACGAAGGGCAAGCAGGTACTTCAAAGCTTCGAGGTATTCCGTAGGATAACCCAGGGCCAGGGTTGCATCTGTGATGAAACTAAAGCTCTGAAGTGTTGATATGAAAACAGTGTAATTGGTGTCTGGTGTTGGATAGAGGGTGATATACCCTGTAACCCAGCCAGGTTTAAAAGACAAGATACCTGGTCTCCCTGAAGACGACTTATTCCCGTAGTGGAAATCATAGTCCTTCCAGGATATAAGATCGAGCGGGGAGTCTAGCCCTCCGCTGTCTCTGACCCATGCGTAGTTAATAGACATGGGCCGGACCTGTGCGATATGTGGTCCCCCATATTCTGAACTAGGCGAGGGGTCAGTACCTATAGAGGCAGGCGCGGTATAAGTGCTATCTACCGCCCAGGACATTTCATTTTCCTGAGGGAGAAAATAATTCTCAGTATAGAGGGAGGAGAGCATTAAATTTAATGCCTCCAAAATATCTGTCTTCTCCTGTGTAGAAGCAGACTCCCCTGTATAGAGAACATTTATTAGCCGCATTGCCGACTCTATAAGACCCACACCTGTTAAAGACATTTATCTACTTATCCTTTTTAACCCGGGAAACGGGTTTGGGTTTAGGTTTCTCAATTCCAAACTTGGCAGGGGTATCTACATACCCGGCTTTCTCAAGCTTAGGAATATCCTTGGACTCGACAATTTCCCCCTCAGGGGCTAAGTCCTCATGGTACATAAAACACTTGCTCATTTTAATTCCTTCCATACTTAGGAGCCGCGTACTTAGCCGGGGTGTCAAAGTACCCTTTTTTCCTAATCAAATCTTTAGCCTGGTGGATATCAACCTTGCGCCCGTGGGGAGCACTTATAGGATGGTACACCATCGTCAAGTTCTTAGTCCTTCCTGTTATCAGCATATCCGTAGTCCTTTCCTCCCCGAGAAAGACAGGGCCGAAACCCTGTCTAACACAGAAAGGATAAGCGCCAAAACGCTTACTACCCCGTGATCCTTACACCAAGGGGAGCATTGATAGTGTGTACGCCGTACAAAACATCAAGACGATAATTTTCCTCATCGTTTGTTCCGTCAAGGTAAGAATAGAGCCTTACATTCAAACCTTTGTAGGTCACACTAGCCCCATAAACTGCTGAACGTGGAACGTCAAGCGGAATGGTAGCAAGTGCGAAAGCATCCGGGTGGAACATCAAGTTCTGAGGGTGTTGACTCTGAGAAGCCCCGGTCTTGATCGTAATAGCCGCATTGTCAGCAGGCAAAACGTCTATAGTCGCATAGGGCGCTTTACTGCTGGTATCAGCCAAACTTACAACACGAGGACTAACAGCGGTAGCTGATTCACCAGAGGCATTCTGCGCGGAATCGGCAGTCACTACGAAGAACCGAAGAGATCCGGTGCTTTCATAGGTACGACCATTTACCGCATTCACAGCTGCAACGGTAAAAACATCACCTTTGGTCAGAACTACATCGCCGTTAGAACCGCCCCAACCATCGATATTGATAGTAGTGGCACCTTCAGCGGTAGCCCCGTTAACCAGGGGAGTCCCAGAATACTCACCAACAGTATGCTGCTTAACAGCCTGACCCATGTAAAACTGGGTGTTGTTGAGTTGTCCGAGAAAACCGCGGCGGGTTAGATCTTCAGCTAACTGCTGATTGAAATAACCTTTGAGATCTCCAGTGGTCATCTTGTTCTGCATCGCAGGTCCCATTACACAAGCTCTTTCCTCAAAAGGGGCCATTTCCTCATCAAGAAGCTGACCGGCATCACCAATGGTAGCGATGCTTGAGGGGGTTGTACCTGGAGTACCTACAAAGTTGTAGATCCCGGTGTAAAGGCCAAGAAGATCAGACTCGATCTTGTTAGCAATGGAAATCATACCTGGTCGAACATAACGATGATTGAAGTCTTCAATCTTCATCTTCAGGTCTTGAGTAGTAAAAGCCCAGTGGACTTTCTCACGACTCGCAACGGTGAAAGTTTCGTTCTCCTCAAGCAGATTGGGAGTGCTTGCAATAACTGCTCCACTGGTACTCTTGATCTTAACCGGCTTTCGGATACGGATGGACTCTCCAACCTTATCAAACTCTGGTTCGTAATCCCTGTGGATCAGTCCACAAGCAACCAGAGCGTTATCAAGCTCACGCACAGCGAGAGCGGCGATAATGTCATCTGTAATCAAAGTATTGGCTAACGCCATTTTCTAACCTCCAAGAATAAGTACCACCTTCCCGAAAGTTTCATTCAGAGCTAGGGGTTTAATACCCGACATATTTTCTCTTCCCGTGCTTTCGCAGTTCCCGCTCGTCGGCATCGGCTTGATCCATGTGGGAAAATATATCCTGCATAGACATTCCCGCATCTTTGCGGGGTGCGACACCGCCCGTTCCGTGAAGACTCACAGGCGGGGGAGGGGGTGCGGAAGACGTTTTAACTTCCGGCGGTGGTTGTGATTTCATGTACTCGATTTTCCCTTCGAGCCGCGCCACTTCCATAGCGACCTGCTGTGGGGGCATTTGTGCTACTCTCTGGGCTTCCTGGGGGTTTCGTCCAAAGTGTTTTGCGATATCGTGAAAATGCTCCGACTCAGACATGACAGAGAGCATACCCGC